TCTCAATCTCAGGAAGCGGTTCGTCTTGGTGGGGGTATTGCGGGTCTTGGATCACAGCAGGCTAACATAGCTGGGTTAGGACAAAACCTTTTGGGTCAGCAGGCGCAGCTACAGTCTCAGCTTGGCTCTCTTGCACAGACGCAGTCGCAAAGAGAACTAGACGCTGCCAGACAGTCTCAGTTGCAACAGTCCTTTGAACCCTTCCAGCGTATAAGCTTTATGAGTGATATCTTTAAACCTCAGATTGGTTCCGCTGGCTCCACGTTAGGTTTGAACGTGGCTCCCGCACCAAGTCCATTGTCACAGGCTATTGGTCTTGGAATAGGGGCTTTTGGAATTAACCAGAAGTTAGGTAACCCTTTGGGTAATCTCTTTGGCAGTGCTACGGGGACTTGATGATGAATAGACGCTCTCCAGTTCGATCCGTCCTAGCACAACGCAAAATGTTTGCGAATGGTGGAATGCTTCCCATAAGCACTCCCATGCAAAACACCATGGACCAGGGTCAGAATAAAGCGTCTGGAATACTGGCATCCTCGACTCCACTGATTGAGGCGGTGTCGCAAGAGATTCTTGCACCCATGACGGGTGGTGCAATGCCCGTGGCTGGGTTTCATGAAGGGGGTTACGCCCATCGACATCCGCATGGTCTAACCATTTTTGGTGAACCTCCTAAATTACAAGAGGGAGATGCGGAAGGCAAAAGAATATACGACGCTGCTTATAAAAGTGAAACTCCCATAGGATTGCAAACAAGTGGTCCTTTTGCAGAAGTAGAGTATAAGCCAACTGTAGGAGAACGTGCGGAAATTGGTCTGGGCTCTCCTCCAGAAGATCTACAAAAACGTGCGAATATGACTGCTGCGGAGCGTTTAGAGTCTATCTTCCCTTATGAGGCAGAACTTACAGGCGGATTTTTTGGCCCCCAAAAAGCTAGGGAAGCAGGTCCTGGCATAGGAGTAGATTCAACTTCTTTAGCTGAACAAGCTATAGAGGCTCCTCTTGCGTTTATTGATGAAACAGCAAGAAATTTAAGTCAGGCTAATTTTGCGGCAGGAAAGTTCTTAATGAACTTAGGAGAAACTATATTTAAAAGGGGCGACCAAAGTTTTGGAACAAAATACGATCAGATATCTACCCTAGGTAACTTAATACGCAGACAACCTACCATTGAAGGTACGGATCCTTCAGAAGTTACGGATACTATTAATAGATTGGCAGATGCGTATTTAGGGGAAAATCCTGATGCTAGTGGTGCTGATTTAGCTAAAGCTGTATCAGAGGGAGTTTATAATCAGTATGAAGCCGGATATGCATTGGCAGCGGCTGATGCTGATTTAGTTATCAACGAAGAGGCTCGAGACAAAGCTATTCAAGATGCGGAAGAGGCAAAGCAACAAGAAGAAGCTTTAGCCACTGACGATTCTGTTTCTGGAACGGAGGTTCCCGACCCTGCTCCGGAGCGTCCAGATCAAGACAGTCAAACTGTGCTAGATGGTGTTATAACAGGTTCAAAGGCTGTTCAAGACATTCAATCTGGCGTTGAAAAAGAAACTGCTCTTGCAGCAGAAGATGCTCTTGGTGCTGATTTAGCTAATTTAACTATTCCTGAAGCCGCAGACAAAGACGAAAAAACTACGGAAGAACTATTAGAGATGTATAAAACAGAGTTTTTAAACTCTGTCGGAGAATACGAAGGTAAAACAGAAGGCGAAATAGCTAACGATTGGATTAAAATGGGCATGGCGATAGCTGCCGGTCAAAGCCAGTATGCTATTTCAAATATTGCTAATGGTGTTCTTAAAACAATTGATGCTTTTGGGGATGATCCCAGAAGCAAAAGAGCTTACAACAACAAAGTTAAACTGGCTGCTGCTAAATATTCTCTGGAGTCTTTGGCTAAGTATAGGTCTAATTTAGAACAAACGTCTAGGGATGATAGGGCTTTATTTAACACGAGATTTAGAGTGCAGCCTGGTGAAAGCTTTGAATACAACGGAAGAACTTATAATGCTGGCGACACTGTAATTGCTCAAGTAGGAGACATTCGCAGCGGTGTTTTCCCGCTGAACAAAGTTAACTCCGAAGCTTTTGATATCAAACTTCTTGAAGATCAAGTTCGCGACCTTAAAAAAACACTAAAGTCCAATCTATCAGCCCTAGGAGATAGAACGGAAAAAGGTTCTTCTATAGATAGTGCTGTGGAAGCCTATGGAAATCAGGTCGCGCAGGTCAGAGCAAATATAGGTATTCAGCATTTATTAAAAGAAGCCATGACCATGACGGGCGCTGTTACTGGTGGCGCTAACGCGCTGTTAGCTTTTGGTCAAAAAGTAGAAAACTTTTTAGGTATAAAATTAGGAGAGTTCTCTGCGGAAGAACCCGAAAAATACCGATTTTTGGTTAACCAAGCTATTCAGAAAAATATTACGGCTTTGTTAAACGAGGGTAACCGAACTATTTCTGATGCAGACCGCGCCAGAGCGGAAACAATTGGTGGTCTTTACGCAGACTATGTATTGGCTCCTTCTACGATGAACAGAGATATACTAGAAAATACTCTCATAGAGTTCAGTAATTCTATAAAAAGAAACACTCAAGAAACGCTGGCTGATATGCAGGCTAGAGAAAATACATGGGCGGGGACTTTAACTAAGGGCGGCAGAGATGCTCAACAAATTATGGAACAGAGAAGGGGAACATTGGCCCTTGAAACATTGGATCCTTCTTCTGGTAAAAGAGTTCCCAGCAAAATTAAATGGACAGATATTTTAGACGTTAAGGGAGAAGGCAAAGATAGAACCATTACTTACAAATCGGATTGGTTTAAAAGACCGGAGCTTAAAACTGTAGAAGATTCTGCATTACCAGAAAATTATACCAAAGCTAAAACTCCCGAACAACGACTTGCAGAAATACTAGAAGAAAACCGTAAAAAGGAAGGGAAAGAATAATGACAGTAATTACTCTTCCTTCTGGAATGGATGTTGATTTTGAAGATGCTTCTCAGGAGGACATAGAAAAGTCTCTGACATTGATGCAGCAAGAACAGCCTGAACTGTTTACTGAGCCTAAAATGTCTGAAAGAGATTTTATACGCTCATTATCTATAGAAGAAGTTAGAGACTACCAAAGACAAAAAGAAGGTCTTCTGGAAGAGCAACAATTTAAGACCACTCACGAAGGAGAGGTAAAAGATTTTGGTCTTTCTTATTTTGTGGGTCGAGGAGACAACGACGAAGAACGGCTTCTCAGGCTTATGCAAGTTTTTGGAAAAGACGGGGTTATAAAAGTAGGCCCCGACGATTTCGTATTGCAGCTTGACAACATAACAGAAGAATTAAAAGAAAAATTTAATCTTCCTGAAACAGGAACTATTCGATTTAACGAGAAAGGTTTAGGGTGGCAAGACGTATGGTCTTGGCTGGGTAGAGACACGGTTCCTCTTTTAGCGGCTGTAGGTGCCTCCGTAGCTGCTTCCGGTGTTGCAACAGTTCCAGGAATAGCCTTGGTTGGTTTGGCGGGTGCTGCGGGTAAAGCAGTAGATGAGTTTATCTTTGAAGATATTTTTGAGGGTCTACAAAGACAAAGCCTAGAAGAGATTCTTAAAGATGTAGCTCTTCAAGGACTTATAGAAGCTGGAGGTGAAGGGGTAGGACGAGGAATGGGCGCTCTTGTAAGATATGCTACCAAAGGCAAAGGACCGTTGCCTGATTCTGTAAGGGTTCAAGAGTTAAGAGATAGGTTAATCGCTCAAGGATATGGAAATAGAAAAGCTAATAGCGTAGCTCGAAAGGCTGCTTCCGAAGAAGCTTCAGCTTTGTATCGTAAAATGATCGAAGGAGGAGCCAATATTCCTGCGGTTACTGTTACGGGTAAAAGTATATTGGGCAGAACCCAGGCTATCTGGGAGTCTATTTTCCCCAATGATGTAGCAGTCGCTAAGAACGTAGATTTTGTTCGTAAAATCTTAGCTGATGAAAAACTAGGTAAAATATCTACGGACGAAGCTAAAGAAGCTATCGGGCAGACAGCAGACAGTATGGTTGCTCAATTAAAGGAAACCATGGCAAACCCAAAACAAGCGGTTAAGCAGGCCAACAAAGAATTAAAAGATGTTTTAGAAAAAGAATTTGATAGCATAGCTAAAGTTTTAGAAGAATCTACAGCGGGTTCTCAAGGGCTAGCTTCTGAATTCCAACATGGTCTAAACCTAGCTGTCAATCTGTTTACAGCTAGGTCTAATCAATTATACCGAAATGCTGATGTAGCTTTAAAGGGTGAAGTTATTGATGCGGGGCCTCTTATATCTCAACTAAAAGCTATAAGAGGAGATGTTCTTTCTGGGGGTGAAAAATTACAGGGAGGAATATGGAAATATATAGATGATGCCGAAGGAGTAGGTATTCCCATAAGTGATATTCCAGCTTTGAGAGCGGCTTTGAGAGCTAGCGAAAGTGACCCCAGTTTATTAGGAACCTCCGCTGGATTAAATATTAGAAAAATGCTTGATACCATAGATCAAGGTTTAAAGAGAAAAGAAATAGCCTTAACCGAACAATTAACAAGTTTGGAAAAAACAGGGGCAAAATTTGGGGCTACGGCTCGAGATCCCGCAACAAAAAAATTTGTTAGTGAGGCAAACATTGAAAGGTCAAGAGAAGGATTGAACTTACTTGTTTCTGCTAACAAACATTACGCTGAAGGTGCTGATATTATTAATTCTGGTTTTGTAAAAGGTTTGAATTCACAAATTAAAGAAAAAAATATACAGGATTTAAGCGGTATAGTGGATTTGGTAGTAAGGGAAAAACAACCTGCTCTTCTTAAATTTGTTTTAGACTCTGTAAAACCTTCTGGAAAAGAAGTTAACAAGATTATAGAAGCGGGAAAAAACAACCCTGGAGTTTTTCGTGAGTTAGCAGAACAAATTAAACAGGGAGATATAACTGGCGTAAATCAGAGGTTAAATGACTTAGGTCTTTCTTCGTCTTCCTTAGAAAAAGCTGGAATTAAAGCTGACAAATTTATGCTTACTGTTCCAGAAGTGTTTAAAAAGGTCGCTAAAGATGATCCTATGCGGGTTCGTCTTCAGGACGATTTTGCAGAAGTCTTAAAATTATATGATGATATGTCCGTTGCTGCTGCGAGTCCTTCCCAGTTTAGGGAAGGCTTCAGAAGTCTTTTGGCAAATACTTGGTTAAAAAAGTCAACGTCATTAAACCGCTCAGACTCAGGCATAAACTACAACGCTCTTGCTTCGTCTTTTGATAACCTTGGCCCGCAAGTTCAAAAAGAACTTTTTGGACAGCAGGCTGGAGAGTTTAAAAAAGTTATGAATGATTTGAAAATTCTTGATCGAACAAGCGCAGCTAAGTTAGACGAGTTTTCAGGAACACTGTTTAATCAAGACGCTAAAACAATATTGAACACTTTTAAAGAAGTAATTCGTCAGTCTGAGCAAGAAGGTAAAGATGCTTTTCTTAGGGCCGTAGCGGGTGGAACATTAGATACCGATAAACTCGTATCTAATGTTTTGAAAAACCCTAAAAACTTTAAAATTTTACGCGAGCGGCTTGGCGATGAAGCTTTAGGATTAACCGATGACGCTCCGTTAGGAAATTTTAGAGATTTAATTATGTCAAAAATTCTTGCTCCTGCCTTTCCCACGGGTGCAGTTACAGACGACATTGTTAAAAGTGGTTCATGGGGGGATGCCATATTAAAAAATATGAAGGATCTCAACAAAGGAGGGGCTTTAGAAACTGTTTTAGGAAAAGAAACCTTAGACAACCTTCGGCAAGTAGCTAAAGCGGGAGAAACTATTTCGGATTCTGTAATGAGAGGCAAAACAGGATTGGCCGCTGCGGGATATTCTGCTGGATTTGCTACGGCCTTAATAATGGAGCCCATATCCACTATTACAGGTGCCGCTGGTATTCTTGCTTTGTCTCGTGCTTTGCGGACGAAGCCTATAATGAAATATCTTACCTCTCCCCGCCTAAGAGCTTATGAAACTGAAAGAGCAATGAAAGTCGGAGCGGATTTAAGCGGATTTGGAAGAAGGAACATAGCAGCGGAACGTGCTAGAGAATCTGCTTTAAGATCACTTAGAACAATTCTTGTAGACGCTGGTTACTACGCAAGCGATCAAGGCTCTAATGTTGCTCAACAAAGGGTGGTAGATCCTGTAGTTAGAGAAATAACAGAAAAAGGATCTGCCCCCGAAGAAAATCAAGGATTGAGAAGGCCAGCCATACCAAGTTCTGACCGCTATACTCCTAGTAATTTTAACCCACAACTTATTCCTAGAGATTCTTCTGTAACTTCCGCTGAAGCTTTAAGACAACAAGAAATAAATAAACTGTTAGGGGTTCAGCCAACACAATGACACGCCTTTCGACACACTTTTCTCTAAAGGAATTAACAAGATCACAAACAGCAGAACGAAAGGGAATTAAAAACACACCAAACGATGGTGAAATAGAGAACCTCAAGATCTTGTGCGAAAACATACTGGAGCCTGTCCGGGAACATTACGGCATTCCCTTTACGCCCTCGAGCGGTTTCAGATGTTTTGATTTAAACAAGGCTGTTGGTTCTTCAAACAAGTCCCAGCACATAACAGGGCAAGCTGTTGATTTTGAAATACCTGGAGTTCCCAACATGGAACTCGCCTTATGGATAAAGGAGCATTTGGACTACGACCAATTGCTTTTAGAATTTTACAAAGAAAGCATACCAGACTCAGGATGGGTACATTGTAGTTATGTCGGAGAACGAAACAGAAAAGAATCAAAACGGTTCGACGGAAGGACTTGGTCCCCGTTGTCCTAGCTGTGGGTGTGACAAACCAAAGGTCTTTGTCCATGGACACTACCAGTGTGTCGATTGCAAGTGTGTGACTGACGGAGACTGTTGTCAGGGAAGACCGCTGTAATGGATTCTGCTGATAGACAATACCCTTACGAAAATTTAGGAGGTTACAGAACTTCGGATCAAGACGGAGTTAGAGAATCTCAATTTCGTATCCGAACTCCAGAAGAAGGTTTATCCGTAGGACCTGTTACTTTTTCAGGAGATTACTTTTCAGGATCTTCCGAAAGAACTCCTGAAGCTTTAGGAATGCCTTCAGAGTTTGTGCGATTTATGTCTGAAAGGGGAACTCCCGTACAAAATTTAGAAATAGACGAAACCTCTTACAATGTTGGGATAGCGGCTCACTTGCCTGGAGGAGTTTTGCCTAAGTTTATGGAAGATGTTTTACGACCAAAACGAGTCAATGTTTCGTATGGTCAGTCAAGACAGGAGGTGACTACTCCCTTCGGAGAAAGCATCGTTGATACAAACCGACGCAGAGGAATAGGCGGTCAAGGGGAAATTCTAAGAGGTATGTTTGAAAACAACGCCCCCACAGTTAATTTTCAATATTTTGAACCCAACTTGTCTGACCGTAATTTTTCAGGATCTGTAGAAGCCCCTGTTGGACCCGGTATTCTTTCGTTGTCTGGGCAAAGATCACTTAACGAAGGACGACCAGACGAAAGTAGCGCACGCGTGGGTTACAGAATTAATTTTTAAATTACTTAGCTAATCCCCAATTATCGCCTAGACCCACATCAATCTTGGACGGTATTTTCATGTCTGGGACGCAGTTCTCCATGAGATCCTTGATCTCGGTCACCTGATCCTCACTCTCTATCGAAAAACATAACTCGTCATGAACCGTAAGCATGGGCCAATGACCATGGTCTATGCAGTCTTGCATGGCTTTCTTGGTCTGATCCGCTGCGGAAGCTTGTATCAGTCTGTTAAGCGCCTTGTATACAAACGCAACCTGATAGCCTTGAGGGTTCTTCTCAGCCCAATTTGAAGGTCTCTCCTCTAGCTCAGTCTCCAATATCTCTTGCCATTGCTCTTCGAGCTTCTCTGCATGAATGATGGTCTTTGCCTTACGAGAAAATCCTTTAGGCTCCCTCATTGGAAATCTGCACTTACGACCCAACAAGGTTCTTACCTCACAGCGTTTGGAGGCAGCATCCATAACAGAGGATGCAAGGGCTCGTATAAACGGAACCTTCTCATCATACTCCGCTCGAATAGCCTTGGCTTCTTCAAAAGGTATGTCACCAAGGGTCTGTGCCAGCTTACCAATGCCCATGCCATACATGGTGCCTAGGTTAATGACCTTGGCTTGGTATCGGTCTACACCTGCTATGTCTGCCATGATCTGATGGAAATCTACATCTGATTCCTGATATTGGCTGACGATCTCTTGAACACGTTCATTATCGCGAGTAGCTGGAGCCAGGGAAGCGTAATGCATCAACCATCTTGGTTCTTGGGAACTGTAGTCAAAGCTACCCCACTGGCATCCTTCTTCTGGCAAAAAGAGACCTCGAATGAGTTCTTTGATTTCTGGATGCCGAGAGGGAACTTGCTGTAAATTAGGATGGCTTGATGAGAATCGTCCTGACACAGTTCCACCTTCATCTGAGCGCAACTGATTAAACTGGCAGTGGATGCGACCATTGTGCTGATGATTAAGAATCGTATCAACGAAAGTCGTATTGGCTTTGTTGTATTCCCTGACTTCCAGGATTTTCTTCGCGACAGGATGCTCATGGGTCTTCAGAAAATGCTTGGTAAAGCTGGGTGCATCAGACTTGGGAGTTCGATCATAGGATAGACCGAGACTATCAAACGCTGCCGCCAAGCTTTTTGCATTCCATGGTTCAATGTGAACTCCCGTTTCGTCATGGAGTTCTTTGAGGATGTTTTTTTCTCTCGATAAAAGATAGGACTTGGTCTTCTCTGCCTTGTCCAAATCCACCCTAACGCCCCTCTTCCTCATCTCAAAAACAAGCGGAAGCAGGGAAAGCTCCATCTTTAGGATATCCTGACAGTTATCCTCTTGCAACTTCTTGTAAAGAACATCCCACAATCGAAGAGTTAAATCGGCATCGCCCTCTGCATACAAGGCTACCCTCTCGGCAGGCAGTTTCCACATCTCAGCTTTAGCATTAACGCCATGCTGATCTGCCGCCCTCTTCAACTCTTCTTCTTTTTTCTTTTCGCCCAGATACGTCGAACCCAGCGCGTTAAGGGAGTAACTGAACCTGTTTTCGTCAAGTAACGGAGCGGCGACCATAGTGTCAAGAATAGCACCTTTGACCTCAATTCCTTCTGACAAAAGCCATCCTAAATCATACTGAGCGTTATGAAACACCACAGACATGCCGTGGTCAAGTTGGTCTTGGAGCCAGCCGGTCACAAGACTTTTCGCCATGTTTCCGCCACCTTCGTGGCCAATCGGCAAATAAGCCTTCCAACCGGGGGCAGCGACAGCAATGCCTATAAGCTTACCGTCCCCCCGCGCCCATCCTGGCCCCAAGTCTCGAAGATGAGGATCCTTGGTCTCAACGTCCACAGCGATAATCTTCTCGCCAGACAGATCAGGAAGATGATCTGGCGGAGACCAGACCTTCTCATCAAATAAGTCCTCACGCATCAGTTTGTGTTAAAGCTGCCCATAGCGCAGTATACGCTGATGCATCTACTCCGTCATCTGGATTCGGAGATCCCACCTCATCCCTGGCGACTTTTAGAAGAACCATGCAAAAGGCTACGTCCGCTGCGCTAATATTCTTGTCCAGATAAACACTCCACAGGTCGGCCACTCTTTTATGTTGCGTAACATAATCGCCATGTTGTCTGGCTCTTTCTCCCCCGACCAAGGAAGCTGCTTCTGTTAATATCTCGTCCGGTTGTTTCATAATACATAATTCCTGTCCGTCTGCGGGTAAAGCACATGAAGAGACTGCTTCGCCCTCGTTACAGCTACATAAAAAACGCGATGCTCTGTAGCTGGATTCTTTTGATATTCTCTATGCGCTGCGTAGGATAAATCCGGAACAACTATAATATTGTCCGATTCTCCACCCTTCATGGAATGTATGGTGCTAACCTTGATTCGAGGGTTCCTGACATTGTCCCCCCGCTTTAAGGCATTAAGAATATAGTTTTTTGTCTCAAGGTCAATCTTACCCAAGGCTCTGTGCCATCTTATGGTCTCATTAACGCACAGACCCAAGCTCTCCTTGGCATAGTCCATAGTGTAGGATTCTTCTTCCTCCATGGCCAGTAGATTCCGTGACCTTGGCCCATAGCCCCTTTCGTAACCTTCTCCAACCTTCATGAAGGTGTATATGTTCCTGATCTTGGTAGGCTCTATAGGTGTTCCCTTGCACCAGGATTCCCAATCCATAATCGCTTCGTAGGTTTTGGTGGGAATGCTGGGGTGACCATTGCGACTGTAAACCCATCCCTCGTCACGAAGTTCCGCTGCGTAGTAGGAAGCTATTCTGTTTGTTCGAGCCATAAGACACCACTCGCCCTCTTGCATGGGTATATCCCACAAGTTCTGGTGATACCTCACGCTCCCCTCATGATCTTGAGGAAGCCAATCCTTTGGAGCCCTGTTGTCAATTCGATTAACAATAGACTGAGCGTGTTCCCACACTGACCCTGGAACCCTATAGGACTGATTTAATACAGTTTTCTTTTCTGTTGCGTTTAGAAAGGCTCGAACATCTGCCCCTTGAAAGTTCATGATGGCTTGATCATCATCACCCGTGAAGACTTGTATGCGAGGCTTCTTCCGCAGTATATCGACCATTGACCATTGAAGGGTAGACAGATCCTGTGCCTCGTCCACAAACAATGCTTCAATGTCAGGGCAGACATCTGAGGCAATAAACTCTTCAATCATGTCTGTGAAATCTATCTTCTTGTAGACCTGCTTGTAGTTCTCGTAAGCCTTCACAAGATGAGTGAGTTCCGCAAAGTCAACCTTGTAGTCCCCTTGAAGACGATACATTTCCTCCATGGGAATACCTTTACTGCGAGACAGATGGTAAAGGTTCATGTAACTATCGCCCTTGGAAACTCCCAAGGTATCAAAGTCTGTTTCTACGTTTGAGTTCTTGGAACCAAAAACAATGCCTGTTGCGTCTCCAACGGCTTTCATATCTTTGGGCCCCATAACATCATCAGGACTGTAACCCCCGGCCCTGTAAGCCATGGAATGTAACGTCTGGAAGAAGGGCAAATCTTTTTCGTCTATGCCCCAATCTCTTCCGACTCGCTCTCGGCTTTCCCTTGCGGCTTTACGGGTAAAAGAAACACATGCTATCCGGTCAGGATCTATTCCTTCCTCGATGCAATCCCTAACTCGATTAGAGTTAGTCTGTGTCTTCCCCGTTCCCGGAGGTCCCAGTATCGTTTCGCACTGCATTTTCACTAACAATCTCTCTGCAAGAATTACAAAATTCGTGACCATCCTTCCAAGTGGTTCTGGTAACTTGTCCACACCAAGGACATTCTAGCCAGTAGTCCTTCATCAGAAAGGTGGATCCTCTGGTTCAAACGTAACGTCAGGCAGATCAACCTCACCGCGATTCATCTCTGGCACAAACCAGACACGCACAGACTTCCACCTGTCCTGATTGTCCTTGAAGCGATATGTCTTGTCCGCTTCAACGCCCTGATTCATTTCTTTGAGACGTTCTGTAATCTGGCCGCGAGTATATTGCGTAAACCCGTTGCGTTTCAAAAACTCCTGCAAGGCATTTAGTTTGAAGTAAGTCAGTCCCTCTTCTGTCCATGGCTTGCCTGTCAAAAGTTCCTCTGGGCTATGAGCCGCTATGCGAGAAGTACAAAACGCTTCGACTAGTTCCACAAACAGACCCTTCTGCGTTAACTCTTCAGGAACAGATATGCGTGTTGCATCTTCCAAAAGCGTGTCTATCAGATCCCGCCAATCACCTTCTTTCATCTTGGATGGCATCTTATACATCTGCTCCATGCAAGCTCTCTGGAACTCAACCTGCATCTGTAGCTGTTTGGTAGATAGTTCGAGCCTGGATCCATCCACGTTTACAAACCAGACAGGGGGTTCCGACTCTACAACGGTAAGACCACCCACCACTGGATGGGAGTTATGAAACCCAATCCCAAACTTTCGACTTCGGCACAGGCTCTTGTTGCAGTGACTTTGCAAGGGTTCCTGTTTGCAGGTGTAGGCATACTCCTTCTTTTCCAACTGCTCCTGGATAATCACTATCTCTCTGGCGGGTAAAGGAGGAGTGCAGTGTTCTCTGTTGTGCTTTTCCAGAAGTTCTTTCCAATCGTTGGGGGAAAACTTCCGATAGTAAATCCCTACGTTGAGAAGAGTCATGTTGCGACCCCCCTCTGGTATTCCAAACTCGGTTAGCTGCTGGCAACAGGGTGGTCCATCTGGCAGAACCGTATCTTGTGAACCAAGCTTAATGGAAGCCAGTTCCGCACCCGTGACGCACAGACTTTCAGCCAGGGACAGAAACTCTTCTAAAGTAAGACTGTCTCCGTCATCCTTGAGAGCATACCTCGTTGTATGCTTTGCGTTCTGGTAGGGAAGATTTATAAAGTTACCGACATCCCCTCTGTCCGCTCGAACTTCTTCTTGCTTGGGGAATATCTCACAGTTACCCCAGCCTAGAACGGAAGCAAACTCAGCTAACCTGTCGCGCACTTCGGCAGCGGCTATCTTCTCTGATAGAAAAAGAAACAGGTGAGCCCCGCCCGACTTTGAGCGGCACATAATCAGGGGTAGCTTAAATCTCTTGACCTTCGCTAGAAGAGCGGTGAGGTCTAGGTTGTAATCATCTATATCCAATGCTCCAAACGAGCATCGACTTGTTTCATCAATTGGTATCGACCCAACACCAAGTTTCCCGTCCAGATGATTCTGAACGAGTTGCAAGGTCAACGGCTCATGGACAATTTTGTAGTTCGCTTGCTTCTTACCGTGTCTGGCACGATCCAGAACAGCGGTCTGTCCGTGGGCTTTACCGTAGCCTTCAAATAATTGAAGGAATCTTTCTGCTACATTCTCCATCAGAAAAGAGCCCCCCTCGTGTGCAGACGAGGGGGGCGCAGTCCTTCCTAGAACGGCACTTCTTGAGAGGACTGATCTTCAAGCACCATGTCCGAAGGTGGCGGTGCAATTTGCAACTCCCCCTTCCTGATGGAGCTATGAAGTTCCTTACAATCGTTATAGGCATCAATGCTTTTGACCATATCGCCAACCCCAATTGACCAGGAATACCAACTACCCTTGTCGTTTCCATCTTCAATTGATTTCAAAGTATAGGTCTTGGCGAAAGAAGGTAACGTGGTTCCGTTGTGCTTCTGCATCGCAATCAACGTGTTCCACTTACGCGACACCTTCAACTGTGTCTTTTTCATGTCCAGAATGGCACTCTCAAGAGAACCATCCTCATGCACAATCTTGATGTAGTGCTGGGCTGTACGAACAAGTTCATTACCGTTTGGCAGAACTTCCATGCCGGTATCCTGATCTCGAACAGCTTGGCGAACCTCATTGCTGTCAGCCGACAGTTCGCCAACGAAACCACCACCCGCTGATCTTGGAACAAACTCCAACATCTTCTGGATGAAGTGGACGGGGAGAACAGAGACACCTTCATCGGCACCCCATACCTTGTTCGTAACCGTATTAAATATATCCCCTTGTGAAGCCCCCTCAATGAAAGCTGGATCGCTTTTCTTTAACTGAGGGCTCAATGCTTGGATGATACGCAGAAAAGGTATCTGCATATCTGTTGTTGATACATCTTCTAGACCCATCCCCGAATCTGCTTCAAATGCGGCGGTGAGTTCTGCTGGTAGTTTTCCGTTTGATTTTGCCATGTCTATGCTCCTTCTATCTTAGCTACTTGGCCAATGTGTGCGTTAAATATTTCAAGGTCTATTTCTTGGTTCGCTTCTACTCGTTCACGAATCAATTTCTTGAGAGTCATAGGTTCAACCCATGTCTTGGCAGATGTTTCAAAACCCTTGTCCTCAAGTTCCACTTGCAACGATTTCGCAGAATTGTCTTGGGTCACTCCAAACGACACACTTACATCGTTCTTAATGAAGTCACCCGCACCAATCTCGCGTAGATGCGCTAATGCATTCTCTCGTTGTATTGGATCTTTCGGCATCGTTCCGGAAACAAACGTCCGTAAAGACACCTTGTTTCCATTGACCTCAACCTTATCAAGTCCCATCTCGGCTAACTTGGCTGGGATAAGATCGTAAAGATATCGGTCACGACTACGTTTTAAGGATTTCGCAGTTTCTTCCACCTTACTAAGCTGCTGATTAACTTCGGATACGGTACGAATCAAATCACTTAATTCGCCCCCACCTTCCGTTGTCAGTCCCTCAAAAGCAGAAGCGTCAGCTTGGATTGCGTCCCAAACATCTATTTCAACCGCTGTCTTGTCTCGAATGTTACTCATCAACGTATCTCCTCGTCAGGGGTTAAATTCTCAATGCCACCACCGTGTAGGTTAATCTTCACTGGGTAATAAGATTTCTCAATCTTATCCCACTTCAACAAATTCACACGACCATGGTTTACGCTTGCGGCAACCGCGAATGCGATGCCGATAATGGCTGGATCTCCCATAGCCAACAGCCAATCATCATCATTGAAGCCACGAAGCTTGCGCCTTAATGAAGCCACAATTCTTCCAGGATTCAAATGAACCTGATCAAAAGGTGATGCTAGGGGTTCGAGGTCTCCCCACTTAAGTGCCGACACGATATCGACGCGGGGATTTTCTTGGGTAACAAATACAGCCATGAGTCACTCTCACTTTCTATTTTTACCTTGTAACACAAAGAAATTACTTTGACAACGGAAAAAGATATGTTAATTTACCACGCACGATGGCAATGAAATATAAATATAAAACCGAGCCTTACAAACACCAAGATGATGTTCTTCGCAAATCGTGGAGCGCAGTCAATTGGGCTTACCTTATGGAAATGGGAACGGGTAAGTCAAAGGTATGCATCGACAATGCCTCTCTTCTTTTTCAGATGAATAAGATTGATACCTTTGTTGTGGTAGCCCCCAAGGGTGTTTACCGCAATTGGGCGAACCTCGAGATTCCTGCACACATGCCCGAGACCATTGAACGGGTTGTTGCCATCTGGAAGTCTGGCGCGAACAAATCCGAGAAGAAGGTTTTGGAGGACATCCTAAAGCCCTCAGAGGCTCTTAGAGTGCTGGTTATGAATGTTGAGGCACTATCTACCCCCAAGGGTCGGAAGTATCTCACGGCTCTTCTGAAGGCTTCTAAAGCGATGTTGGCGGTTGACGAATCCACCGCAATCAAATCTCCCAAAGCTGGGCGAACCAAGGCTTTAATCAAGATAGGCGAACTGGCCACTTACAGACGTATTCTGACAGGGTTTCCTGTTACGCAATCCCCGATGGACTTGTGGGCTCAATGTAGATTCCTGGATAAGAAACTTCTCGGAGAGTGCGGAGATAACTTCTTTCAGTTCCAATACCGCTACGCTGTGATGAAGAAGCAGCACGTTGGATCACATTCTTTTAACCGCGTTGTGGGATACCGTAACCTCGAGCAACTTGGCTCCATGTTGAAAGATTTTTCGAGCCGAATTACGAAAGAAGAGTGTCTGGATCTGCCAGCAAAGATTTATACGCAGAGAAACATAGCACTGACACCTGATCAGAACCGTATTTACAACGAATTAAAAGAATACGCTCTTGCACACATTGATGACGAAGAGTTCATGACTGCAAACAACGTCATGACCCAGCTTCTGAGAATGCAACAGGTGTTGTCTGGTCATGTAAAATCAGACAGCGGAGAGTTTGTGGAGATAGATGATAATAGAATCAAAGAGTTACTGGCTTGTTTAGAAGAAGTTAAAGGTAAAGCCATAATTTGGTCACGATTCAGATACGATGTGAAGCGCATTACCGAAGCACTGACCAAGGCTCACGGCCCGGGTTCTACTGTTTCTTACTTTGGAGATACGACTGACGAGGAG